ACCAGCACCAGCTATAGGTACAACCGAACCATCATCCTTCTGTGTATAAACAATACCATCAGCGGTATTGATCGCTAATTCGCCAACTGGGAGTTGTCCTGACGTTGGGACTTTACCAGCTACAGAAGATCTCTTGAACTTAATGTTCGATGCCATGTGGCTCTCTCAGTGGTATGTACCTATAACCGATATGTATCGGTTTGATCTTACTTATTTAGTATCTTTTGCTCCAGGATGGATAGAGTTTCTAGTCCACCCTGAAGTTTTAGATAATGTTCTTTTTTCTTGTTCAATTCATCTTCAATACGAATAATATCCTCTTTGATTTTTTCGATTTGTACTTGAAAATCGGATTTGATTTCCATCAAACAATCGTCCATAATGCTCCACTTTCAACTGTAACTGTATTACCGCTACCAACAGTAACTGGGCCATACGATAATGAATTAAACGTAACTCCTCTGTGTTGTGCGGGGATTGTTACAGTTTCATTGATTGTACTTCTAGACTGTTTGATAACACCATATGTATCAACCCACTGAGGGTCACCATTGACTGACATAGTGCCAGCGACATCAACGGTTGATCTAGGAATTGTGGAACCAATACCAACTCTTGCGGTCGATCCAGCACCAACGAAGAATACAGAAGAACCAGTACCAACTTGGAAGGAAGCTCTTCCAATTCCATTACCAATGAAGAGTGCATCACTGACAGCAATACCAAGTCCTGCAGCAGTTGTAAGACCAACAGTCTTGCCTTCAGTGATTGGTTCTAAGTAACCAGAAGTAAGAACAGAACCACCAACTCTAAAGAACCTACCACTGGAGATATTGATATCACCATTAACATCCAAAGTATATGAAGCGGTAGCTGTGTTGATTGCAACTCTATCGGTAGAGTTGAATACTTTCAATGCATCACCACCGATAACAGCATCACCAGAAACTGTCAAAGATTTTGAACTGCCAACATTAACTCCAGTGGTATCAATCGTTGTTTCAGCAACAGTCAAACTATCGAAGAAACCGTTGGCATATCTAACACCAGTGGATCCAATGTCACGGGTGCCGTCGCCATCTGGAAGGATGTCTCTGGTTGTGGTTACACCCAGAACTCTCAATCCATTAGCTCTCAGATCATTAATCGTACCAACACCAGTGATGTTAATATTTCTACCACTAATTTCATCATACGAAATATCACCAGTTACGTTAAGATTACCCGCGATGGACACATCACTAGAGAATGTTACATCACTTAAGAAAGTACCAATACCAGTAACGGTCAGTGCAGAACCAACTCTTGCATCGTTGGTGACATCCCAATCAGCAGCCGTACCAGCAACAGCGACGTTTACAGTATCAAAACTTACATCTTGGAATGTTGTCGTTCCAGTGAATGTAGAGATACCAGCAAGGAATAGGTTGTCTGCAACAATCTGACCACGAACGTCAAGACCGTTTTGATTACCAATACGCGAAGCACTTGTAGAACCAACACCAACCTTACCAAGACTTACCTTTGTCTCAGTTACTTCAGTAGAAATCAGACCAAATCTCTTCCAACCAACATTGGTATAAACCCAACCAAGGAAACCACCTGAAGTTGGACTTGCATTATAAACAATGTCACCCTCAACACCAGCTAAGGTTGGTTGAGCAGCAGAGAACGTAATTGTTCTTGCCTGAGATAATCCAGCGGAAATGTCAAGAGAAACAACTTCAACACCATCAGCGGCTGTTGATGTCAGTTTTTCTGTGACTTGAACTGGTGCGTTCAGTTTTACAGTGGTGTTGTTGTTACCATCAACGACCAAACCTTCACGAACAGTGACACTATCGAAGATAACGTCCAATCTACCACTTGTTCCACCATTAGCAGAATCGGCTCCAGTTACAGTTGGAATTGGAATGTTGAATGTGGATTCTGTACCGTCCAGTGAACTTACTCTTCTGTTTCCAATGTAGAAGTCACCAGAATCATTCATACCCGTATAAACTACGGATCCACCATCTTCAATCTTAGATTGAGCCAGGAAGTTTTCCTCTCTGGTGAGGTTTCTTGATTGTTTCTGTGGAAGTGCGGTTGAGTAGTTACCAGGACCGTAACCAAGATACTCAAACGTATGACCAGATGCGCGAAGAATAGAATATCTTCTATTCTCGTTAGCGATTACACGGATCTTCTTAACAACCGAAGCACCATCATGATTTGTAGATCTAGAACCAAGTTGTCCTCTCAGAACTGTAGCCTGGTTAGAAGAGAAATCACTTGAGACCCTAATAATCTCACCATCAATTTGTACATAGTCACCCTTATTGAAACCAGAACTATCCGTCAGAGTTAGAGTTGTTGATGTGGTTGTAATACCAGAGGCTCCAAGAGTTGTTCCAATACCAACAACAAGAGGAAGGTGTCTTTGAGAAATTCTCTCATTTCCAGTCTCTGTTAATCCACCTCTAGATCCATAAGAGATAGGAAGAATTTGTCCACCAGTCGTATATGTGTCTGTGTTGTATCCCTCTGTAATCTTGAAGTTAAAGTTCTTAATGTCAATTCTTTCATTGACTTGGAATTCACCATTATAAACAGTTTGAGCAACACCAACAATCTTAAACTTGTTGTTGACGTTCAATCCATGAGGAACTGAGGTAGTAACGGTAACAATACCAGTTACCTTATCAGAGTAGCTGATTGCAGTGACATTCGAAGTGTCACCAGACAACATGAAGAATCCAGTGTGAACACCAACCGTGGTTGGAACATAAACTCCAGCATTAGTTCCAGTGTTGTAACTTACAGACTTCGAAGTTAAAGCCGTGATTGTATGAACACCACAGTAAGACGAAGTATATCTGTCACCTGAAGTACCAATACCAACAACTTGAATTGCATCGCCGATGTTGTTATTGATCTTACTTACACTTACTGTAGCATCAGCATTACCCGCATTGATAGTCAAACTATCACCAACAGCATATGCAGTTCCACCATCAACGATGGTCAGAGAACTTACAGTCTGCGCAGCACTGACAACCACATTCGCGGTTGCACCTTCACCACTTCCACCAGTCAAGCTGACGTTATACAGAGTGGTTACGATACCAGGACCATAACCAGTACCAGCAGTTGGTGTTCCAAGTGCAATGACTGTATTAAGGTTATGTTGAATATTTGTGAATACTGTGGAAATACCAGAAGAAGAACTTACAGCTCCAGTGATCGCATAACCAACTCTGTTGCCAACTAAGAAACTATTTGCAAATTCTTTGGTGACACTCTTCTTCAGATCATTTGTTACAACCTTACCAATCGGAGTATTTACAGCAAAACTCGCAGATTGATCTGGATCCATGGTGAAGTTATCTGCATCAAGTTGTGGATACAGATTTTCGATGCTCTGATAGAACTTAGCATCGGTAAACTCATTGACGGTTGGAGAAATACTGCTGTCAACGCACGTTAAGTAATAAACACCATCCTGTTTGTTGAATTCATGTTCTTTGATCGTTTCAATACGATAGATCGTAAAGGTGTCTTTATAAGTTTTTCTTGATACCGTGGGCAAGTTTTGATCTCTTGTAGAGATGTTGTCAATGAAAGTTCCAGGATTATTGTCACTTACAGGGAAGCTAACTTCAAATCCCTTAGAACTTGTGATACCAGAAATAACTCTAGCAGTGTTGTATCCAGTGTTTGCAGCACCAACAGTATTATTGGAACTCTTGATGTTTAAGAAATTAACTCTGTCACCAACTAAGAAGTTGTGTGGTTTTTCAGTTACAACTGTAGTAACTCCAGTGTTAGTATCTCTATCAATACTCTTCAGAATATGAAGATTTCTCTGGATGGTTGCATCAGGAATATTGTTTGTAAAATTTGTTGAATCACTTACACCGACTGTGCTGGATTCACAAATGATGTATCCAGTCGCAGGTGGTTTTGCATCAGAACTCTCTTTGGGAATTACATATCTCAGCTTATAGATTTTATCGGTCAGAGATCTAGTATCTTCTTTTCTTTCAAAGAGAGTTTTAACTGTTCTTGGGCCAATTGCATTTTGATTGTTTACAATCTGTTGCCACAGAGTATTATTCGCAGGATCAATGTCACCACGAACATACCAGTTACTGTTGGCAACATCATACTGAATTGGGTGTCCGAAATCTCCAGGAAGTTTGTCACTTACTCTAGAAACAATCTTGAGAACACCACCTTGATTATTATCAATGGTCAAGAAGTTGCCTGATCCACCAAGAATAGCTTCGTTCTCTGATCTAGCCAATTTGATTTGATCAGCATCTAAAGTTTCATTCTGGGAATGATCCGTTACTGCATAGTAAATTGCATTTGAATCAATTCCATCAGGAAGGTGACCATCATCTGAGAAAACACGAACACTTTCACCAGCAAATAACTTGTGATCAGACTGAAGTGTAAAGATGCTGTTGGTAATACTGTTAGCAACACCAGCTCTTCCAACAAGATATTCTTTAGCTCCAACATCCCCTTCAGTTGCATCAAAGTTGAGCATCTTGATAGGAGTTCTGAATGTTCCAACTCCAGCGATTGTCAGGTGCAGGTGATCAACATCATTATTTTCATGTCTCGCACCAATTCTATAACCATCAACAATGTGTGGAGGAGCAACATCAGGATCAGTAAATCCGTCCAGGAACAGTTTAGCAGTGGTTCCTACACCAACTGGAGCTGTTGTAAGTCCAACATTAAGTGCAAGCCACTCAACAGACTTATTGCTCTTAATAATACTTTGTGGAGGAACAACGTGAGTAATATATCCTCTATTATCTCTACTGAAAGCAGTGTTTCTAAATCCTTTTGAAATAAGTGACTTTGCACCAAAGTTGGAGTTGGAGTTGGTGATTGACATATCACCACCACTTTCTCCTACAAAGTGTTGTGCATATCCAATTGCAAAGATTGAAACGTTCTGCAAGAAAGCCTCATTTGAAGCTTTGATGTGGAAGTTTTCGTATGAAGGTCTATAAATGGCATCGCCATTCAGATACAGTGGTTGTTCAGCACTTGCAACGGTTGCATTAGTATCATATTGACCCGTAGTGGGATTATACAGAAGGAAGGCATTGTTATCCTTCTGCAAGCTGACACCAGTAAACTGAGCAACAACCATGGACTTGAAGCCAGTGGCTTTGGATCCATCAGCGTGCAATCCACACATACCAAAGGCAGATCTCAACGAAATGTTGAAGACGTATGGAGAAGCACCAGTTACACTATCAGTGTCTGCGATGACAACTTCATCACCAGCCAGAGTTGGGAGACCATCAAGAGGAGGACTTGAAGATCTATAAGTAAAGATACGATCACTGGTGATACCAGTTACAGTAAAGTTACCATTGTATATTTCTGGATATGTAGAGATACCAGAAACACGAACTGGGCTATCAACCACCAGTCCATGAGCAGTTGTACAATCAACAGTGATTGTAGTAGAAGTATTTGTCTTAGATCCAGCACCAGCGCGAATGCTGTTGATACCTACATTATCAGCAACTACAGGACCAACAATCTGATACTCAGGCAACTTAGGTTGCATATCAGCCGTTCCAGGCCAATCACCAATCGCACGACCAGAACTATCACCATAAGCTTTCTGAACCTTATGGAAATACATCTGAAGGTCAGTATTGGTCGATGATGTACCAATACCAACACCATTTACGCCATCAGCATATTCAAATGCTGTAAGTTTGTGGTGAGAGAAGTTTGGAGTAAATCTATTTGTAGTGTAGTTTTTATAAACAGAACCTTGAGGATCTCCGTCAAAGAGAGAAAACTGCCAGAGATATGAACCACCAGTAAGTCTAAAGATTGAAGATCTAGCTACTGAGTTATCAGTTGGATCGGGTACAAACTTTGGTCTTACTTTAGTTTTACGAAGATCCAGACCAACGATGGAGGTGCCGCGAGGAACAATTACACCACCTTCTGTGGAATTGTACTTGTAAAGAACGTTGGCAGAATCATTAATATTATAGTTACTGGTATCACTAAGTTGATCCAGAGTTTGAGCATTACCGTTTCTGTCTCTGAATACAGCAGTGCCAGATTGATTTGTTACGTTATATCCAGGTCTGTTGTCAATCTCGTGGGTGCCTGGATAAAGAAGAATTGTTGTACGGTCAAACTTATCGTTGTTCTGTCCAATCTGGTACGAAAATCTAGCTGCCTCAAGCAGAGCTCTCTGGATAGTCTTGAAGGGTTTTGTTAATGAGTTACCCTGGTTCTCAATACTATCG